CGCGTTTTGTTGCCTCCGGCCAGCTTTCGTCCCAACGGTCAACCGAAAACGCCCATGCGAGATAAGGCAAAAACTTCGCCGGACAGGTCTGCGGGTTCCATAAATCACGCAGCGGCACAGGGACAGCAGTCAGCTCGGCGCAGGCCGCAGCGGCGGCAACCTCCAGCGGAGAAGAGCCCACAGGTAACAGGCGCACATTACTCATCGGTGCCCCCGATAGTGATGGAGGATTCAGTGCAATATGACGCCTGCGTGTCATCCAGTACGATATCGGCCAGCGGCTGCGTGAGCTCGACACGTTGAACACCTTCAACATGCAGCGCGGCATAGATAGCCGAGAGACGAATATCCCGCCCCAGCCGGTGCTGTGCCAGCGTGTAAGCGTTAAGCTTATCGGCTGCGGCCAGCCTGACGGGCTCTAATTCCGGCCCCGGATAAACATAGAGCTTGGCGGTGATCTGATAAGGGACAACCTTCGCTGACTGCACGGTCACGCGGTCAGCCACCGGGCGCACGTCCTCGGCGTTAAGCGCTTTATTCACAATTGCAATAAGCTCCGCGCTGGCCGTGCCGTCCCCCTCACGCGAAAGCACAGAAATAGTCACATTGGCCGGTTCCGGGCTAATCACCGACACATCTGCAACACGACCATCAGCACTGCGGCCATGAAACTGATAAGCGCCCGTTGAACCGGCCACGCTCAGCCCCTCGAAAGCCTGCTGAATGCGCACACGGAAATCACTGTCACTTTCCAGCACCTCGGCAACCGGCGGCAGCACCGTATCATCAGCCTCCGTGATAACCAGCCGCGCAACGTTATAGTTTGCACCGAGCTGGTCGAGGTCAGCGCCGGTGGCGTAGGCCAGCATATTGGCGCGCGCCGCTTCGTTTACCCGCTGCCGTAAAATCACCTCACGGTAAGCGTTCTCCTGCAACAGCTTGACGATAGGCTCAGATTCCAGCGCCAAAGTGCGGGCGACGACCTCCCGCTCGCTCTCGTCATAAAGTGACAGCAACGTGGCTTTGCGTTCTTCAAACAGGGTTCCATAGTCCAGCTCTTCGACCACATCCGGCGCGGGGAGCAGGCTTAAATCAATCGTGGCCATAGCGTTAACTCAGTGAGATGGAAGACGAGAAACCGCCGGGAGAATCATTACGGTTGCCGGTAATGTTGACCACCATTTCCCCGGTATAAGTGGTTTCAAAAGTGATGCCGGTCAGGCTGACGCGCGGCTCCCAGCGGAGGATCGCCGAATAACACGCCGCCATGATTTGCAAACGTAACGCCGCGTTTTGTGGCTGGTCGGTCAACGCGGAAAGCAGCGAACCGTAATCACGACGCATAACCCGCGAACCTATCGGCGTTCTCAGAATATCGCTCACCGACTGGTTGATGTGCGCCATGTCCTCAACCGAGCGCCCCGAATGGCGGGACATACCGAGATACCTTGCATTACTCATTATCAAAACCTCAGCTATCAATTCGGTTTACCGGTATTTCCGCCACCGGTCTGAACGCCACCGTGTGTATGGGTATCTACCTGCACACCGTTGGAGGTAAACGCGCCGCCGCTGTGCGCAATATTGCCTTTCATCGCACCGCCTTTTTTCACCTCTAATGAGCTGGTGGTCAGCTTGTTGGTACACACCACCTCCGGCGTATCGAGCGTGATTTTCCCGCTGGCCGTCAACGTCACATTGGGGGCGGTAGCCTGAATAGATTTTGTGGCGGATACATCAGCGGTCTGAATGCCACTCACAGTTAGCGCACCGCTGGCCGGTTCATATTGAAATTGAGCGCCGTCAGAAAAGCTGACGTGATACGCCTGTGCGGATACGGACGGTGCGGGAAAGTCATCGCTGTAAATAGCGGGCAAAACAAACCCGGTATCGAGCTCACCGCCCAGTGATAAAAGCAGAACCTGCTCACCGACTGAGGGAGCCCACCACGTGCGCGAACTACCGGCTCGGGACGTCAGCCAGTGCAGCCAGTCCGTCATCAGTTCACCGGACTGGACGCGGCAGACACCCAGGGTTGTATTCACTTCGGCAACTACGCCAATGCGGATAATGTCGCGCACGGCGCGCCTAAGTTCGGAAAGTGTTTCGAGTGTTTTCATGAGGAAAAAGGATGCCTCTGGAGAGGTCTGGCAGCAATACGCACTCGTTATTTGACAGTCAGCACAACAACCCTTTACAAATCTGGGAGGACGTGTTTAATTTTTTTGAACTTGTCATCTGCTTGCATATATATGCATTGTTCTGGGAAAATCTCGAACCTAACTTACTTAACCAGTGAGTAATCCGATTGAAAATTAAAAGGAATTAACTAATGAATTTGACTGAAAAATTTTCTCTTGCTAAGCATGAGGCACTCAAGAACATTCTAAAAATCAAAAAATTACATGTGTTTTCTATGATTTACCTGTCCTCCCTAGCCTATTTATTTTCACACAACACCACATGGGCTAATAATTTATATATAGCCACGCCACTTGCTATTTTTTCAGCTTCACTGGTAGCGTGTGGATATAAAATATGTAGGAATACAATTAATAAGGCATTTTCAAATGAAATAGTAAAATGGGTGTTTACTGTATTTATTTATTCTTGTTGCCTATGGTATGCAAAATGGAAAATAAATATCGACTACGGCATTACACCGGATAACATTAACTATGCTGCAATCAGTTACGCTCTAATACTTTTCATTCCTGTAGCTTTTCTGGTTTGTTCGATCATTTCTTATGTGTATATATATTTAAAAGGAATCTCATTTGAGAAGCTGTTTATCTCGTCATTTTTATCATTTTTAATAGGATACACCCTCTCAAATCAACTTCATCTTAAGCGCGATATCGAAATATTTCTCGCCTTGGCCCTTATAATTTTCTTCCCCTACTCTATGGCTAGCCTAATCCCGTTTTTTAAGGAGAAATGGAGCTTTTCTTCTTTCCTTGATAGCATTTCTTTGCTTTCCGCATCTATAGCCTTGTTTATCGTTTGTATAATTTGTTTTGAGGGTACTTCAAAAGCTCAAAAATACCTTCTCTTTTTAGATGCCTCTGCGTCAAGCTCTTGTAATTTATCTACCATAGATGGGTTTTATTTAAGGAAGAACGACAACCAATGTTACAAAGTGGTTTTTGATAACTCTAAAAAAATACAATTAATACTCATTAACTCCAAGAAGTAACCTGTGAAAGGCTAATTCAAAGTTAGCCTTTAATTGCTATTTCAGAGATGATCACATCCTCTATAACTCGACGCTCAATATCACTAAAACCTAATAAATGTCGGGTTTCATATCTTACAGGTACGCTGTATTTATTCGGTTTATCCAGTAAACCTTCCTGATGTACTCGCGCTATCCGCTGTACCCTCCCCGCAAATTCGACCACCGCAGCCTCACTGCTGCTTTTCGTCTTGAGGTATCGCGCCGTGCGCAGTTTGGCGAACATTTCCCGCTTTACCCTGCCCTTTTTACCCCTAACCGGCTGACGCTTACGGGCTGCATATGGCGTACCGTCCGGTGCCTTTTGTTGCTTGATGCGCTGCTGCTGGCTGGCTCGCAGCTTTTTAGCAATCTCTGCGGCCATCTTACGACGGCCAGCGGGAGACAGGCTGGCCAGCAATCCGGCGAGCTTATCGTCAAAGGGCTTAAGCTCATTCATCCCATTTACTCACCAGTTCGCCATGCACATACAGCTCCATTGGCCGGTGTACCGGTATCGGCAATGGCGGCTCATCCAGTGACGTAACGGTTAGCCTGCGGTCAGCTTCTTTGACGATGGTGCGCTCGGTCAGTTGCAGACTCATACGCACGTCTTTGCTGTCGTCGTTATTAATATCCGCTACGTAGGTGAAGCCGCGTTTTTTTCCTTCCTCTGTGGTCATGATGTCCGGCTGATGCTCACGCAGCCACACGTTAACCGGCACAATCAGCAGGTTTAAATCCCCGGAGTAATCCGTGACGACAATATCCAGCGTGTAGCGGTTCTCAAACGATAACGAGGGAGCCAGCGTGGCATTAATCGTGCCGCCATCAACAAACATGTGCAGCATGTCCGGGTTATCACGCAGCAACGGAACGGACTTAAAGATCGCGTTTTTCAGGCTGGCGGGCTTCAACATCGTGGGACTCCTGACACTTTTTAACGGTCTCGACTTGCAGCGCACAATTCACCAGTGCGCTCTCCAGTTGGCGATTGTCTTCGCTTAAATCACCGTTCGTTTTCGGGGTACTTCCGGGCATTGGACAACTGCTGACTTTCGGACAGCCAACGTAAATAATCGCCGGGTTTGTCGAACGCGGGGCGGGTGTGCAGCCGGATAATGTCATCAGGCAAAGGAGACTGAAACCAGCCGCGCAGTGCTTCATTTTCATTGAGTAACCTCGTAATTGTCTGATTCCGACGCGCGGCCAGCGCACCCGCCGCATTAACCTGCTGACGGAGCACAACCAGCGCGCGCTCATTACGCTGACCGCTGACTTTCAGATCACTGATGGCCAGCGCGCTGGCTTCCAGCGTCGTTTTTAATTGCTGAATGTGCTGATTGGCCGCTGCTACTTTCTGATTTGCTCCCCGCCACGCAAAGAGCGCACCCGCGAGCGTCAGCACTAACACCGTGATGATGTATTTCATGGCACCCCCTTCATGCAGTGTTTTAGTTCAACTGCCCGGCGGTTGTTGAGTCCCTTATTCCACACGCCATTGACATACACCCAGCGGGGGAGCTGCTGGCAAGCTTGCGACCATTCACCGTGCCTGATGAAATAGGCCAGCGTGGATTTACACGCCGCCCCCGTGCCGATGTTAAACGCCAGACTGATCACGGCGTCATACACCGGCTGCGGCATGGTCACCGGCATGCATTTATCCACGGCGCGCTCCGTCATGATGATGTCAGCGATCAGATTACGGGCGGCATCCTGCTCCGTAATGTTCTGCGTGGGCTTCACCCCCGCAGTGTGGCCAATGCCAGATGTCCAGACTCCGGCGCTGCACTGGTACGGATTCAGGCGGCACCCTTCGAGGTTGGCAATAATGGCCAGACCCTCGGCGGAGGTTTTGACAAACCGGTAATCAGGCATCAGCGCGGCCAGTGCCAGCACGATGGCCACACTGCAACGTTTAACGATTGAGCTCATCGAAAACCCTCTGACTCAGGCCGTTACGCTCCAGCAACTTGTAGCTTTTTCGCCGGTAGTACCAGTTAACGAAAAACGTCCCCACGGCCACCGCAGCCCCCACCAGAAAGGCGAAATCCTGCGGCGTCAGCGCGCCAATAAAAGCCAGCAATGCCGCGATCCCATAGGCAAACATTGAAGATATTTTTTCCATCGTCAGTCCCATAGCTGGACGGTTTCAGAAGTGGGGGCGGTGTCAACGTCTGGCAAAATCACAGTGGTGCCGTGCGGCAGGACTTCGCCTAATTCAGCCAGACCAGGATTCGCGGTCAGTACCGCCTCAACGACGCCCCCGGTTCGCCCGTAGTAGCGAAAACACAGGGCGTCGAGCGTGTCGCCCTGCTGTGCGATGACTTTCATCAGAGCTGGCTCACCATGCCGCGCGCCTGCCCCTGTAACCGGGACAAATGCCATCGCATGTCACGCCACTGGTCATCTACCGACACCTCCAGCGCATCGGCTTTTTTGTCACCCTTCGCGCTGGCGTCATAGCTGCGGTAACGCTCATAAATCACGGCGGTGGTCATCGCACAGACTGCGCTCAGGTAGTGGAAACACTTCGCGCTTTCCCCGTCGAGCGCTTCAGCGGGCACATCCGCCAGCGTTTTAAATCCCGCCTCGATCTGCGCCTCCCGGAAGAGATAAAGCTCAGCGTTGACCTCGGCCATTGCGGACTTAATCGCGGCGCGCAGTCTTTCATCCGTCACGACGTGACCGAGGCGGATACGTTCGCTCACCAGTTTTGGGTCAACGTCCGGGAAAAAGAACGTATTGGTGATAACGGGAATGACCGCCTGCTCTGGGGGGATCACTACGGTGGAGCTCGCCGCTGCTGCGGTCATGACAATATCCATGTTCAAACCTCAAATAGGTGGACGGTGGACGCAGGCGTCAGAGGAGGTGAAAACCTGCATCGGCCTGCGTGCCGTCCGGCGCGGGGCGCTTTCTGTTAACAACTGGGCTTTGTCTTACGCGGGCGACCACGCTTAGCCGGAGTGGCTTTAGGCTTGGTTTTGCGCGGGGCGGCATCAGGCTTCGCCACCGCTGGCCGCAGCGCCCTCTCCAGTTGCTCTATGTCTTTTTTCACACCAGCGACGTTATCAAGCTGCATCGCACGTTTTAGCTGAATAAGCGCCTGTTCGGGCTGGCCGTTGTCGCGCAGTACCAGACCGGTAATTTTGTGCAGCTTGGCGCGCACCGGATCCGGCATGTCGTGCGGGAGTGTCATATCAATCACGGTCAGCAGGTCATCAACGCTGACAGCCTCCCCGGCACTGCGGGCGCGCATCGCGGCCAGCGCGACATCCTCTGCAAATAAATACGGTGTCGGGCGCTTGTTATTCGGCACATTGAGACCGTGTTTTAGCGCATAGCGCGCCATGTCGAACGTGCCGCGAATGTCCCCCGCATCGAGTGACCACTGCAACATTGTCATCAGGACGTCATCCTGATTTCCGGCATCGCTGGCCAGCACACCGGCAATCCACGGCGCATACGCTGACAACATGTCGCGCTTGCGTCGGGCTTTGTCTTCGACGGAATAAATGGATTTGAGTATCTGGCGGTCTCCGCGCAGCTTCATCAGCATCTGACCGTAGGGCAGTGCCGAACGCAGCGGATCACTGACCCGCTGCGATGAGGCTTTTTCAGCAGAGACCCGCA